CGCAGCGTTGTCAAACTGCGTGGTGTACGTCAGCCGATTGCGCCGCCGGTACAGCAGGTTCGGGTCGGTGAACCAGTGGGCGCCGCCGACCGAGGTGCCGAAGGTGAACAGGCGGCGCGGGGTCCAGGTGGCATACATCTCGGCCGCCATCCTGGTGCGCCGGTGGCGCCGCGTCTTGTAGTCGAGCGCGCCCATCGCGCTTACTCCTGCTCGACTTCGAGCGTGACGGTGAACGTCTCGGCAGCCGTCCGCACGTAGGCACCGCGTGCCTCCAGCAGGCCGTAGATCGTCGTACCGCTGGACAGGTCGACCGTCACCGGGTAGCCGGTCAGCGTGATGCCGTTGCAGCTCACCCCGTCCGTGAACACACGCATGTTGGCCAGCGAGAACTCGAAGGCGCCCAGGTAGTTCGCTGCCTGGTTGGTCAGCCACGCACCGTCATCCCCGTTCGATGGGGTGGGCGACGCGCTGTACAGGTGCAGGATGAAGGCCGCCCCAGTCGTGCCCGTCCCGGTCTTGCTCAGGCGGGCCTTGATGATCGAGGCCGCTCCAGCTGCCACCCGGGCCACGCCGGCAAAGGTCAGGGGCGTCACGCTGCCGGCGGTCGCGCTGTTGGCGATCAGGTCGCCGATGGAGTAGGTGGCGGCGCTGTTGGGGACAGAGAAGCTGGAACTGGGGTTGGCGATGGCGCCCACGGGGATGCCCGCGCCGCCGATGCCAATGTCGGTCTCCGTGGCCGGGTCGACCAGGTACATCGGGTGCGCACGGGGCGCGCGGGTGATCAGTTGGGTGGTCATGTCGCACTCCCTTTCAAATTCCGCCGTACGCGACGGTGCGTACCTTGTGGCGCTTGGTTCGCTGTTCCAACTGCGCTGCGGCGCAGTACCGGCGGAAGACGGTCTCCATCTCCTGCGCCTTGTTCTTGTCGAACGCCTCGCTGTCCTGCTTCAGCAGTGCGCGGCTCATGGCCCACGGCACGAGGTGCTCGTGGTGCTGCGAGTGGATCTCGGGACTGCCGGAGGCTGTGATGTCGACGAGCGGCAGGCGGAAGACGAGCAGCTTGATCGCATCGGCGACGGAAGCCTTGCGCGCAAGCCGCAGCTTGTTCTCTTCCATCCCGGTGATGAGGGTGGTGAGCACCCCGGTGCGTCCGTCGAAGCGGATGCCACGGGGCGCCATGTCCTCGAAATTCAGGACCTCCAGCGGAGCGCCGTCGGAGGTCCGGTTGGCCGCCCTGATCTTCAGGATGCGTGGGTCGAGGGCGAGCCACTCGGCGTCGACCGCGACGGCGATGTCGACGATCGCCGTCGTGGAGGCGTCGCTGATACCGTCCGTGAGCCGGCAGAACATGCGCTGCGCGTCGGACAGGTGCTGGTAGCACTCCGCGTCCGACCACAGGTACGGCGTCACCACGTCATCCAGCTGGAGACGCAGGAACGCGAGCAGTTCTACCGAGGTCATGGATTACTTCGCCTTCGCGGGCTTCGTGGCGCGAGCGGCCTCGGCGGCTGCAGCAGCGGCCTCGGTGGCGGTGCTCGACTGGTACAGCGGCCAGTGGGTCTGCACGTCATGCGACTCGACCTTCCAGCCCAGCAGCTTCGTCATCGCTTCGGGCTTCGGCAGGCCGGAGGCCGAGAAGCTGTCCCGCTCGCCAGCACCGATCAGCAGCTCGAACGCGCCGTACAGGGCGGTCTGGAACTCGTCAGGGCTCGACGGGCGCTGCGGGCCTTCTGCCTTCGGCACTTCGACGATGTCTTCCTCGGGCACGAGGCCGGCGGCCACGCACTCGGGCTCGACCACGACAGGGACGTGAACGAAGATCAGGTCGCCGCCGGCCGGCTTGCCGGGGAAGTTGACGACGTGGCCTTTGAGCGACACGACCTGGCGGTCTCGCTTCAGGGGGTTGGCGAATCTCATGAGGGGCTCCTGCGCTGGTTGGAAAACAGGCCCCGCTCGGGGGCCTGTTGCTTCGTTCACTTCACCGCTGCGCGGCTCAGTTCACTTCTTGTGCGCGCCCGTCCACGATGTACGTGACCACGAGCCGGGCCTTGCCGGTCGTGCAGACGTCGTCGGACGCGATCGTCAGGCGGATCGGCAGGCCGCCGGTGTTGACGTAGCCGGGGGTCAGCAGCGGGGTGGTGCTGACTGCCTTCAGGTCGGCCGTGGCCATGTAGCGGTCGGTGTCCACCGAGTCGCCGACGATGATGTCGTAGCCCGCGGTGTCGAACGCCGTGATGATGTCCAGGTGGCCGTCGATCACGATGGCGTTGGGCGGCTGCGGGATCACGTCTGCGACCATGGCCAGGTCCGAAGAACCGAAGTCCTTCGAGACGCCGGACGTGTTCAGCATCGTGTCGCTGAAGTTCCACGTGAACGTGGCGGTGAGCGCGTACTGCGCGGTGCGAGCGGCGGTGAGAACGGCCATGTTGATCTCCTTACTGAGCCACGTAGCACGAGATCACGCCGAAGTCTTCGACGGCGCTGGACTCGTAGATGTTGCCGAACTTGGGCTTCAGGAAGCCGAGAATCTTCCCGGTCGAGATGCCCTGCTGGTTGTCGTAGTCGAAGCCCTTCTCGTTCCACTCCGGGGCACCGATGTCGGCCATGGCGAGCGCCTGAGCGCCGCAGAACAGCACCTGGCAGCCGTCGATCAGGTTGCCAGCGCCCCACTTGCCGACGCCGCTGGTGGCGAGGCGCGTGTTGTAGACGTGGCGGAACTCGTGCAGGTAGATGCCGTCGATCTTCACCGTGGTGCCGGTGAACAGCGGGTTCGCCTTGTCGCGCTCCTGCGCGTGGCGCAGGTTCAGCACGTAGGTCGGGTCGATCTTCAGCTTCGCCATCGCGGTGGGCGACAGGAACGCGTGGAAGGTCTCTTCGCCACCGGGCTCCATCACGCCGCGGATGTAGCGCTCCTTCGCGTACGCCTTCAGCGCCACGAACATCTCCCACATCGGCAGGTCGGGGGCGGCCACGTCGGAGGTGGCGGCGCCGGTGACGAGGGCCTTCGTGGTGCCGTTCCAGCGCAGCCGGCGCGCGGCCGACGGCGCGGAGACGTCAGCAGCGAACTCCAGGTACTGGAGGTCGGAGCCCACGCGGGCGATGCCGTTGTTGGTGTTCGCGTAGCTGACGCCGGACAGGGTCAGGAACGCCATCTGGTCGATGCGGTCAGCCAGCCAGTAGGCCAGCACGTTCTTCGCGTTGTTGCGGAACTCGACCACCGACTTCTGGTCGGCCATCTTGCCTTCGTGGCGGTTGGCGTGACGGAGCTGGTCGATGCTGATGACCTGATCGAAGGTCTGCATCTGCTCCTCGTTGCCTTCCAGCGTGCGGTCGCCCGCGACGCCGTCGCCGGTCAGGTCGGCCAGCAGCGTGATCACTGCGCGGGCGCCCTTCTCGGTCTTCTTGAGTTCGGTGATGTGCTGGATCAGGCTGTTCGGGCCAGATCCGAGGAAGCGGTTGACGAACGACAGGTTGCGTGCGTTCTTCCACAGGTCCATGGACCAGATGGTCTTTTGTTCGGTCGTCAGCAGACCAAAGTTCGTGAGCATTGCGGCACCCCTTTCTGGATGGTTGAAAAGACAGAGAAACGAGACCGAGATCCCTTTGCCGCCTGTCGCCGCGTGCCTGCGATGGTGAAGTGTGTCGTACTTCGAACGAACTTAGATCGAAATGTAGCCGATTTTTCTGGCGTGCGCAAAAAAGATGGCCACGGGCGACCCGTGGCCATCAAAGCCGGCACAAGGGCCGGCATCCTTCCCTCACAGAAGTTGGTTCAGGCGCTCGCGCAGCATGTAGCCGAGCAGCGGCCAGATCTTGTTCTTCGCCGCTTCGCGGGCGACGCGGCGGCCGATCCCGGCGTCGAAGTTCTCGGGGCTGACGCAGAACGCCTCGCCGGTCACGACGTAGCCGTTCTTCAGCGTCAGGATGCAGAACGTGGTGCAGTCGGCGGCGCTGATGCGCACCCAGTTGCCGCCCTCGATGTGCACACTCTCGGCGCCCCACTGGGCGGCCCCCAGCATGCCCTCGGCGCCGGTGAAATAGTGCTCCGAGACGATCTGAGCCTCGACATCCGCCGGCGTGACGCGCGGAGCGGTCAGGTTCTTCGCCTGCAGCGCCAGCTCGATGCCGGCGTCGTCGTTGCGGGGTGATTCGATGTGGTTCACAGCAGATCGCCGCGCAGGCGGGCCAGATCCGAGTCCGGGAGCTTCACGAAGTCCGCATACGGCAGGCGGATCGCGTCAGCGGCCTTCAGCGTGCCGCCGGCCTTGTCACTGTCCGCGCCGACGCTCTTGGCGCTCGGTGGCTGCCTGCCGGCGGTGTCCAGGTTCTTCGCCAACTGCGCCTTGCGACGCTCCTCGGCGACCTTCTTGGCGGCGTCGGCGGGGTCCACGCGCGCCGTGACCTCCACCGCGCGCTCCTGCTTCGCCGTCTCCTTGCCCAGCAGCACGCCGCAGGCCTTCTGGAGCGCCTTCGCAGGCGGGTGGCCCTGCACCTGATACGCGCTGGCCAGGTCCATCACCTCCTTGACCTGGTCGGCGTCGTAGTTGTCCTTGTCGTCCGGGTTCAGCACCGGGTACGCGGCCTCCAGGCGCTCCACCGTCATGTCGTAGCGCACGCGCTCGTAGGCGTTCGACTCGGCGACGGCTGCCACGAGCTGGGTCTTGGCCGTGTTGATCCCGCGCTCGGTCAGGCGGATCTCGCCCATGACCTTCGCTGCCTCGGCGTTGTCACCATCGACCAGCAGCTTGCCGTACTTCGCCTCCAGCTCCAGCAGCTTCGCCTCTGCGGCGGTGATCTCCTCGTTCGTGGCGGCGACGGCGCCGGCCTTCTCGAACTTCGCGAGCTTCGCCTCCAGGTCCTCGCGCTGGGCGCGCTCGCGGTCCAGGATCTCCTTGTGGCGGGCCAGCGGGATGCGCGTGTCCTTCGCCTTCGCCTTCGCTGCGGCAGCCGCTGCGGCCTCGGCGTCCGGGTCGGCGTCGCCCTCGCCCTCGTCGCCGGCAGGCGGCGTGTCGGCGGTCTTCGGAGCGGCCTTTTTCGCCTCCGCAGCGGCCAGTTCCGCTGCTGCGGCCTCGCCGTCAGCGTCCGGGGTGGGCGTGAAGTCGTCTCCACGGTCGACGGTGTCGCCACCGCCCCCATCGGCCTCGCCGGCCGGCTTCATCACGCGATGCAGGAACTTGTTGAGGATCATTGGGTCGCTCCGGGGGTAGGTTGTGGGTTCGCAGCCGCTTGTGCGGCGGCTGCGCGTTCATTGGCTCGTTTCTCGGCCAAATCCTGTGCCTGGAGCTGCTCAGCGACGACGTTCTTGCGCCGTTCCTCCTGCAGCTTGGCGTAGTCGATCTCTTTCTGGTGCGCGAGCTTCTTCTCGGCGATCCGGGCGTCCACCTGGACCTTCAGCAAGCCCACGCCGCCGTCGCCCTGCTCCTGCTCGATGGGCGTGGCGGCGTCTTTCTGGGCCGTGACCGTCTCTTTGCCGGCCTTCGCCTTCTTCAGCTCTGCGTCGGCCGTCTTCTGGGCCACTTCTGCCTGGGTTTTCGCCACCTCGGCCTCCGCGCCGGCCACTTGCGCCTCCGACAGGCGCTGCGCGGTCGGGGAAGACGACTCCGCGGCCATGTCGTCGAGGATCTGCTTCTTGTTGAGCAGGCGGCTGCTCTCGATGAGCGTCTTGTCCGGGATACCGATGCCCTGCTGGCGCATGGCCAGGGCCTGATCGAACTGGTTGTCTTCGAGAGTTTCGCGCTGCGGCACGGAGCCAATCACCACGTCGAACTCGCCCAGCGTCAGGTCGTTGATGATGCGGCCTTCCGGGGTGGCCTCGTTGATCTTGAACGTCTCGATCGTGCCCTGCGTGCGGTCCTTCGTGATCGTCAGCAGGCGCTCCTCGGTGTAGAAGCCCTGCACGAGGTCGAGGGTGTTGCGCGCCAGGATGAAATCCGTGCGCACGAGGCTGTCCAGGGGCTTCGCGAGGTTCGTCTTGCCGGCCTGACGCTTCTGCTGGATCGCCTTGGCGGCCACGTCCTCGCGGTCGAAGCCCTGGGCGCTGTCCGACACGCCGCTGATCGTCTTGATGTTCTCCTCGGCCTTGTAGGACACCCGGTCCAGGCCCTGCGGGACCTGGTTCGGCGTCAGCTTGACGAGGTCCTTGTCCGGGTCGCCGCTCACCTCGATCACGATGCCGCTCTCGGCGCCGCGGGTCTCCAGCTCTTCGGGCGACATGTTCGTCAGCGCCCCGGCGCGGACCTTGTAGCCCGAATTCGCCGTCGTGTTGACGATGTGCAGCTCCTGGGAGCTGACCTTGTTCAGCACCTCCTGGGGGTCCAGCAGGTTCTCGACGAGGCCGATCGTGTGGCCGTGGCGGAACAGGGGGAAGTACGGCACCACGGTGAAGTGCTTGTACGGGCTCCAGTCGTCGTGCAGCACGACGTTGTCGGCCACACAGGTCCATGCGATGCGGCTGACCAGCTTCTTGATCACCCGGAAGCCGAACGTGTCGACGAAGTAGGCGATCTTGTTGCGGTCGAAGTTCTCCGGCACCGGCCGCATGTCGCCAGTTTCCGGGGAGACGAAGTGCTTCTGGTTGTCCAGCTTGCGGTACTGGCGCTCGATCAGCCGCACGTTGCGGGTCACGCCGGCGTCGTCGTATATCCCGCCCTGATAGGAGAACAGCTCGCTGCCGAAGCGGTCGCGCAGGCGGTCTGTGATCGAGTCGTAGCCCATCGGCAGCTCACTGCCGCCCCGGGCACGCAGGATATCCGCGTCTTCCTTGCTGTAGAGCGTGGCGATGTCGTCCAGGGTCAGCCACTTCGTGACGAACACCTCGTTCCAGGTGTCCGGGTCGTAGTCCTCGGCGTCCGGGTCGATGACGACGTTCTTCGGGTTCAGCTTCTCGTAGCGGACCTCGCCCTGCATCTGGTCCGTGAAGCTGATACGCGCGTCCAGGAAGCCCCGACTCGTGATCGCACCGTCGGCGAACATGTCGCTGCGCTTCCAGTCGAGCTGGTTGTTGTCGCTGATCTGCTTGAAAACCTTCACCAGACAGGCGGCGATCTGCTCGGGCGAGCCTGAGCGCGGGCGGAACGTGATCTCGCTGCGGTTGTAGATCTGCTCGCCCATGATGTTGCTGAGCGTGCTGATGATCTTGTTGATCGTCATGGCCGGGCGCCGCTGCAGCGCCAGCCGGGCCTTGTCCGCCGGGTCCCACTGGTCGCCGCGGAAGAAGCGGTCGCACTTGTCGGCCTTCTCGACGAAGGCGCCGTGACCTCTGTCCCGGGCGTAGGCGTAGCGATTCCAGACCTTCAGGGCTTTGGCGGTATCGACGGGCATGGAGGCTCTCAGTTCGATCTAAGTTAGAGAATCAGGCCGCCATGTGCGAGACCGCGCCGGCGCCGAACGCGAGCCGGTCTTTCCACGACTTCATGCCCTTGGGCTTCACCACGCGAGGCGGGGCCTTGCCGAGGGCGAGGACGACCAGCCACGCCAGGCTGTCGACGCAGTCATCATGCACACCGGCTGGAAACCGCAACATTTCTGCCCTCGCGTTGTCGTACCAATCCCCTCGGTCGCTGAATGTGAGCATTCCCTGCTGCATCCGCCCCTGCAGCGGCCTGGCGCGGGCCATCTTGTCCGTGACGGGGGTCAGCACCGTGACGGCGGGGTACTGCTTGCGCTCCTTCATCCGCTTTTTCAGCAGGGACGAGATCGCCTTGTAGATCTGGCCGTCTTCGAAGCCCAGGACTTGGCCGGGACTATACCACTTCGAACTTAGATTCAAGATAGATTCGACGATGAAGAACGCGTCCCCGCTCTTGAACCGTACCTGATCGACCACGTGCAGCACGTCGTCGCTGTCCTGCAGCGCCACCGTCCCGACCGTGTAGTCGTTCTGCTTCTTCTCGCTGATGGCGAAGTCCCAGGCGATGAACAC